CTTCGGTGGCATCGTTATGTGATCAAGAGGCGTCCAGGACCAAATCTGACGCATCTTCTCCAAATGCGGTGAATCCAAAACCCACACGTCATACAGCGTGAACAGGACATCTTTCTTACCAGTCGAGTTCGCCCAGGTCATAAAGTCAGGTACAAGAACATCCATCGAGTAACCATGACCAAAGCTACGCGGAAAATGCTTCACCGGTCCATGCGGTGTCTGAATCGTATCGATCTTGCCCTCAAGACCAAAGTTAGAGAAGTTTGCCACATCCAGACCGTGACGTTTCAAACGGTCAATCATGTACTTCACTTGCTGACCGTAGCCAGTAGGTGCGTCGTAAGAGTTAGACCAAACCCCTACAGCGCCAGACAGTTGTTGCTTAGCAATCGGATTCCCACTTTTTCCCATGCCGGAATCCTAGCAAACAGAAGGGCCGGGGCAACCCACAAACCCCGGCCCTTCAGCGTGTCGTCTCGTACTAGGAAGCAGCTCCCGCGAAGTACTTGACGTGACCAGCGTGAGTCAGGTCGGAGTCCACGCGAATCAGGAAGCGGTAGTACACCAAGTCCTGGTTGAATGCGTAGTCCGCGCTGGATGCGACCTGAAGGCCACCAGCCTGACGCACAACAAACGAAGGCATGTGACCGAACAACACGCTCTTCGCAGAGGTGCCAGTAGCGGCCATTGCCGGGTTCTCGATTACTGGGAAACCAGCGAACGAGTCGGGCTGTCCTACACCGACCTGGTATAGGTATTGTCCCGAATTATCTTTCAATTTCCGCATTGCACCAAGCGAAGAGGTGTTTGCCATGAATGCAACACCGGGCAGGGTGCGGGCAGCTCCATCGAGCGAGTAAATCAGGTCGATGAGGTTGTCAGCGGTGAAAGCACCGGAAACAGCAGTTCCACCAGTGATACCAGAACCGGCAGCGGTAACAAGACCCTGGGGCTTGTTTGATCCGTCACCAGTGGTAAGCACTGAGTTGATTGCGTAACCGATAGCGTTACCAGCAGCGTCAGCGATCACGGACTCGATGTTCACACCGGAGTCGCTGAGAAGCTCAGACGAAATCGGCACGAGGAAGCCATACTTGTAGGCTCCGAGTGTGATGTTGCTGAAGGTGGGGTCGGACTCGCTGATTGCCGAACCTTCAGGCGTAAGCGCAGCAGTGCTGTACGCGGTCAGAGTCGGAATAGTGATGTCCTCACCGGATGCGGTGTTGATGTTGCGACCCACTTCGAGCATGGGACCAACCTGGCGGGCAACAGCGAAAACCTCGTCGAAGAAGCTCTTGGGAACCAGGTTGTCAGACTTGGTAACAGTGCGCTTCTCGAACGTGTGTGAACGCATTTCGCCCATACCAATGGAGCGAAGGATGTCCGCAGCGGAACGGTCCTCGTTGGCAGGAACAAAGTTGCTTGCAGATTCCTGCACTTCGGCGCGACGCTCTTCCTGACGCTGTGCTACCGAGATCGCCTCGTCAGCGGCACGGATGTCAGACTCAAGAGCGTCCACCTTTGCTTTGGTCTCAGCGTCAAGACCGCCACGCTCCTCAGCAACATCCAGGGATTCCTGAATCTGTGCAACGAGGTTAGCGCGGAGCTCTTGCTGAGACTTGATGAACTCAGACATTATTCTCCTTGTGAATGTGATTACTTGTCGTGGTCGCGCTGACGCAAACCAATGGAACAGCGGTGCTGACACTCAACTGTCTGTAACCAATTCTACCCGAGTTATGCACAGGTAGTACTAAAAGACCCTCCCAGGGAAAGGGGGAAACTGGGAGGGGAAACCCGCTACCTCTTCTCCGAGGACCGAATCACGCGAGTTTCTTTGACCGGTTCCTCATCCTCACGCACAATCTTGGGCGCGGGTGCGGTAGCATCCAAGGCAACAATCGCGTCAACCCACTGATCAGCCAGGTTCTTCACCGGACCGGACTCAGGGTTGCCCGCAATGTCCATGATTACTTTTTTGATATCAGCTTTGCTAGCCACGATTAGATGCCTTTCAGGAGGGTTTCTAGTTTCTTCTTCTTGATTTCCAAAAGCTCAGCACTGAGTTCCTCGTTAGCTTCGACTTCCTCGGTGTTCTCAGGCTCTTCGGCTTTCGGACCAAGAGTATCAATTACCTTACTGAGAATGCCCGCTTCTTCCTCGGTCAAGTCTTGACCTTGTTCGATCTTCAGCATGGCGTCAGCAAGCGCGTCAGGGTCAACAGATGCTCTCTCGCAAATCTTGTCGATAGCGCGAACACTGGTGTGACCGGCAGTACCTGGGTAAGCAGGCATGGCCACGATACTTGCCTCGAAAAGTCTGACCGACTTCAGGACACGCTCGTTGGGGGAAACCCATTCGTCACCACCGGGGGGCACAGAAAATCCGAAGCTCATTGAATCGATATCGCCTCTTTTGAGCAAGATGGATGCGTTTTTTCCGTCAGAAGTCGGTGGTAAATCAGCTTCCACGCGCAAACCGATTTCGTCCTCATGCAAACGCAAAGTGCCAGCACGCGTAGAACCGAGCACCGTACCCGAATCGTGATTCCAGAGAAGCTTGATGTCGTTACGGCTCTGCAAGGACTTGCTGAAAGCACCACGTTGAATCGTCTCGGTAAATGGCAACGGGAGTGAAGGACTGTCCCAAACAGCAGCATAACCAGTGAAAGTCATGCCGTCTCCGCCGTCGCTGTCACGCAACTCAAACTGAGTGCTGTTGACGCGTGTTTCGATCTTTGCCATGTCTCTTGCCTCCACACTTACAAGTGCCCGATTTTCTTCTTCTAGTCTAGCGACTACCCGTTGTGCATAACGCAATGCCCGGTTAGCAGCGCGTTTTGACGGACCCGAACCCCACAACAAGTGAGCGACCACGCCAGCGGACGGATAATCTTCATTGCCGGGTTTGGCAGCGGGAGAATCCAGGTCTCCTAAGTGGCGTGCAATCCACGCTGCTATCCGTACCCATTTGTCTGCCGTGACGTTACCGGCAGCCATAGCGCGAGCTTCACGAACCGTTGCCGGACGCAAACCATCACCCGAGTAACCCTCTTCGTGATATTTCAAACCTTGTCGGGCAGCGGCCCTCATGAAAGCAGGCGCACTAAGATCAACTTCGCGTTGCTCAATCGAATAACTAGCGTCATTAGTTTGATCGCTAGAATCATCCATGTTTGGTTCGTCATAACTGAATTCAGGCATCGTGTCATCAATAAGAGCAGTAACTCTTGACAGTTGCGAGAATTTCAAACCAAGGAATGTTGACGCCTCTTGCCACTGTCCATCAACTTGCTCATACATTTGCACCAGGGCAGCAGGGTCAAAATAAGTTGCTTCGATTTGCACACCTGAGCCTGGAACATCTACAAAACCAGAAGTAACAACTTCCCGAATGCGACCTTGGAATGTTTCTCCGTGATCCTTCCAAGAAACAAAGTCACCTGGCTTGAGTGTTCCCGGCATGGCACGCTCACCCAAGAACTCGGAACCTTCTTGGGCAGCGATAGCAAGCGCCTGATCGATAGCGTCGTCTTTTGTTTCGTGGCAACCCATAACTTCGCCATCCTCTTTAATGGTCGCCCACCCTGAGCAACCCTCCGCTGAATCAGTAATGTAATAAGGCATTAGTTAAACTCTATTCGTATCCAAGAAATGTTGTGCGCTCCCCCGTCACTCACCATGTAAAGATCATTCAACGGAGGCAGGTCAAATTCCTCTGTGCCAAGCCCGGTAATTTTGTAACCATTGTTTATAGTGACGGTTGGTCCACCAATGTAAAGTTCTTTGGTGTTGTCATCGTTGTGAATGTATAAGCGGCTATACACGTTGCTACGCCCATCAATCTTGACGGGACTAGCACCTACCGACTGGCGACCATTCGTAATCATTATTCGACGACGTACTCCGAGTTCGGGTCTGCCTCGTCAATCTGTGAGATAGGTTGCAACTGGACTGAGGGCAAACCAGTGTGTGCGATCTCGGGCAGACCGAGCGCCTCAAGAACCTGTGCAGGATCAAAACCAACCTGCACAAGTTGTGAAGCCATCTGCACCTTCTCGGTTTCTTCCTTCAGGTTTGCAGCGGACACATTGACATTCGCCAACGGAACCCTGACCGTGCGTGCCGAATCATCATCGACATCTGGGAGGTCCTCAAGCCTGCGAACATCATTGATGGTGAGGAACCCAGCCATAAGACCGGTGCTATAAGCGCTCATGCGGTTGTTTATGTCGGCGCGAAGCAGGCCGTCAAGGTTGAACTTGATGAAAGCTGTTTCCCCACCGGGGTAACGTGCCATGAGGGGCGAGAAAGCTCCCTCCATCTTCTGCACAATAGGTCGCAGACAGTGAGTAACCCAAGCAAGGTTGTTTTGCTCCACCGAAGCGTAAGTGTTGGTGCCAGGGAGACCGAGTAGGTGTGGTGGCACATTGAATGCGCGAGCCACATCCTCTACAGCCATACGGCGTGAGTCAATAAACTGCGCCTGATCGTTACCAATGCTTGTGGGCTTGTAGGCAGCACCGTTTGAGAGAATGCCGGTGCGGTGTGCCCTCTTCCAACCCTTGTGGCGTGAGTCGAAGCTTTCCTGCAAGTTCTTAGCTTGCTCAGCGGTCAACTTGCCGGGGTATTCAATGATGCCCTGAGTGGTGGCACCTTCTCCGAAGAATTTGGCAGCATA